GACGAGATCGAGGAGGCGTGATGTCGGACGCCGCCGCCAGCACAGGACCGCGCAGCGGTCCTCTTCGCAAGCGCGAATCCTCTCTGTGGGAGCGCGAGGCAAACGACTGGTACGTCGAGCCCGAATGGGTATCTGAGCGCTTATTCGAGGAAGAGCGCTTTGAGGGGCGCGTGCATGATCCCGCTTGCGGCCGCGCTACAAGGCGATCGGCAACAGCATGGCCGTGCCCGTGATGGCGTGGATCGGGCGGCGGATTGCGGAGGCCTTGGCATGATACGCGGCCTATGCCAACGCAGCCAGGTATCTTCACGGCGAATTTGCGAGGCTGGAATGAGCAACCTCGTCGTCCTTGCGCTCGACATTGCCAAGCACCGCACCGGCTGGGCCACTGGTCACGCCGGGATGAACCGCCCGAATTGGGGCACCTACAACCTCGCGGGCGATTGGGACAAGCACGAGGGCAAGCGGCTCCATCAATGGCGCACCTTCCTCGAATCCAAGATCGAGGAGCACGCCGTCACCTACATCGCGTGCGAGCGGCCATTCATCGACCTCAAGGATTTCGACTACAACGGCAGCGTCCCGATTCTGCAAATGTGGGGCATCGTGCTCGAGCTCGCGCACGCGCGCGGCATCCGCTGCGGCGCCGTCAGCATCGCATCATGGCGCTCGCACTTCCTTGGCACCGCCCAGGCGCCCAAGGGGCTCGCCAAAGGCCAGCGCACGAACGCGCTCAAGGACATGGCCGTGCGCCGCGCCGCGCAGCGTGGCTGGCTCTGCGAATTCCACGACGAGGCTGAAGCGCTGGGCATCATGGATTTCGCGCTCGCGTGCCTCGATCCAGACTACGAGCACGCCACGGGCCCCGACACCCGCCGCGCCGAGCTCAAGGCGGAGCAGGCTGCATTTCGAGGGGAGAGCCCGCTGTGACACTGGTCCCGTTCACCTGCGATCCCGACCTTGTGCGGCCCGATGGCGTCGACCCCGGGCGCTCACCAAAACTCGATTGGCTCCCAATCAACAACCTCGTCGTCAACGACGAATATCAGCGCCCTATTTCGATATCGGGCAAGAAAAACATTTTCAAGATCATGCAGCAGTTTTCATGGTCGCGCTTCTCGCCCGTGATCTGCCGCGAGGTCCCCGGCAAAGGTCTCTACGAAATCATTGACGGCCAGCACCGCACGACTGCCGCTTTCAACATGGGATACGACGCCGTTCCGGCCATGATCGTCAGTTGCTCCGATGAAGAAGCCGCGCGCATCTTTGCCGCGGTCAACGGCACCATCATGCGCATGAGCCCGCTCGCGGTCTACAAGGCGGCCCTTGCCGGCGGCGAGCAATGGGCGGTCGAGTGCCGCGAGGCTGCCGAAGCCGCTGGCTGCGAGATCCTTCGCTATCCGATCGCACGGAAGCACCAGAGGCCGTTGCAGACCATGGCCGTTACCTCGATTCGGCGGGTCCATGCGGTTCATGGCCCAGCCATTCTCAAGGCCGCCTTTCGACTGCTCGCCGCGTCACAGAATTCGCATGCGCTCGGTTTTCTTTCATCGTACCTCATCACCCAATGGAGCCGCATCATCGCCTCGCGGCCAGGTTGGGCTGGCAACGTCGATAGCCTCGTCGGCGCTGTGAAAATGCTTGCCATCAATCTTACGCTGATCCAGCCACAAGACGTCGAACAGCAGATCCTCCGCAAGATCGGCGACGGACGTCAAAGCAGCGAGGCGGCGAACACGATCAAGGCCAAGGTCCGCGAACTGCTTGAGCGCAGCAAATGCACCTCTGCCGGTCTGATCGCCACGCAGCTCCGCCTGCCCTATGCCCAGGTCGATCGCCTCATCGCTGAAATCAAGGCAGAGAGGGAGGCGTCATGATCCCGCGTGAAACTCTGCAGGAGCTCATTAAGCTGCGCGAGCGCGTGGCCGATCTCGAAGCTGAAATTGCGATGCTGCGCGACCATGATACCGCACAGGTCAAGGCGATCCGATCGGCGTTCAATTGCACGACGCAGCAGGCCCGGACGATCATTGCAATGTCGCGCGGCATCCTGACCCGCCAGCAGGCGCTGGATATGGATATTCCTCGCACCGAGGACGCCAGTCTGCTTTCGCTCGACTCGTGCATCAAGCGCATTCGCAAGCGCTTCCCTTCGCTCAAGATCAGGTCGCACTACGGCATTGGATACGAACTCGATCCCGAAAGCCGGAACGCGGTTCGCCATATCCTCAAGAAGTGCCAGCCGCAAGATTTGCGCCGCAACGTAGTCACCATTGCCGTCGATCAGGGGACGGCAGGAGGAGAGGCATGAAGCGCGTCAAACCCAGCGGAGAAATCATTCAGCTCTATATGTCTGCACCGATCAATGATTGGATAGAAGAGCAGGCCAGGATCGCCGGCACGACGGTAAATGCGTGGATCAAGGGGTTGATAATTGCGCACGCCCCTGCAGCCGTCCAGAAGGCCGCAGAGAAGGCCGCCAGAGGGGCTGGGCGTCAGCCGGTGCCGGTTCACAGCAAGCCCGTGCAGGAGCCGCCCAAAGCCGCCCCAGGGCCGTCCTTTGACGATCAGGTCGAGGCCAACCGCGAGAAGGTCCTCGATCTCGATGCCCGCGGCTATCTTGAGAACAGCATTGCAGCCATCACGAAGCTGCCGTTCAAGGTCGTGCAACAGATCCTAACATCCAAACCGACACCCAAGAAGAGGCCGTAATGCGTAATGTTCGCCATGCACCACCCGCACCAATCGTCCCCGCCTGGCGCGTTGGCCGCCCTGTTGTAGCGGCACCACGGCCGTCGCCCGAACCGGCCTCAATTGAGCCGCCTGTGCTGGCCGCCTACGAGAACCCGGTGCCGCTCGTCACACGCCTCGTGGCCGCCGAAACGGGCGTAAGTGTCGAAGCAATCAGGTCAATTTCGCGCCGCACACACCATGTCCGCGCCCGGCAGATCGTGATGTTCGTCCTACGCAACCAATGGGGGGCAAGCCTGCCGAAGATCGGCCGCTTCTTGGGCCGGGATCACACAACGGTGTTGCACGGTGTACGCCAGGTCGAGCAGCACCCGATCCGGTTCGAGCCCGAGATCTCGCGCGTGCTCGAGGCGGTCAGAAAGGGGCGGAAGCCATGAACTTCTACGCGTTCAACATCGGCGACTACGCAGGCGCGACCAGGCACCTCTCTTGGGACGAGGACATGGCCTATCGCCGGATGTTGGACGCCTATTACAGCCGGGAAGCTCCACTTCCGCTTGAGCGCCGGCAGATCTACCGCCTCGTCGGCGCCTCCGAAAACCGCCAACGCGAAGCCGTGGACGTCGTCCTCGAGGAGTTCTTTGAGGAGCGCGCCGACGGTTGGCACAACAACCGGGCGGATGAGGAGATTGCCAAAACCTCAATAAAAAAGGAAAAAGCACGCGCCAGCGCGATGCTCAGTGTGGCCGCGCGGCAGCAGCGCAGCAATCCCGAACTGCGCCAGGAGCGACTGGAAAAAACCCGCGAAAAGGCAACCCACACCCTTGCGGAATGGGAAGCCCTCAAGCAGGCGTGCGGCAACGCTTGCGTGAAATGCGGAGACGTGCCGGTCGTCAAAGATCACATCACCCCGATCTATCAGGGAGGGTCCGACGGCATCGAAAATCTGCAGCCGCTTTGCCAGTCCTGCAACTCAGCAAAAGGCCCCGAAGCGGTCGACTATCGTCCAAGCGAAGGATTAGCGGTCGTTAAGCGATTGCTGAGCGAACGCTCCCACAACACGAGCGACCGTTCAACGAACGCTGCAGAAACGCCCAACGGACGTTTAGCTCCCAATCCCAATCCCAATCCCAATCCTAAGATTATAGATGAAGACGGGAGGATAGCGCGTGCGCGCGCGACCCCCCCGGACCCCGACGCATTCCGGAAAACCGAGCAGGCCCTCACCGCCATCAGCGAGCTCGACAGCCAGCCCGTATCCATCAACACCGTCTACGCCCCCATCTACCAGCTCGTGCTCGAAGGCCTCGACCTCGACACCCAGATCATACCCTCGATCCGACGACAGGCCGCACTCGCAACCCGACCCATCAAGTCGTGGAAGTATTTCGTCGAAGGCATCCTCAACGACGCCCGCCCCATCGAAATCTCAGGAGCCCGCCCCAATGGATCACAACGTCCCCGCCGTCGTGGAGCAGCGCAAGACATCGCAGACGCCTTCGACCGCCTCGACGAGCGTATCGCCGAGCGCGATACGGGCTCTTGAGGCCGACGACTGGCGATCCGCACCCCGCAGCGTCACCGTCCAGGAAGCCGAGGCCGTCCTCGCCCAACTGGCCGGCAGGGACCTATGCCCCACCGAAGCCGAAGCCTGCACGGCCGCACGCAACCTCGTGGCCCTCTACCCGGCAAAGGACGTCGGCAACCCGGACGCCTACGTCGCCGCCATCACCACCCTGTTCGTGTGCTACCCGCGCGACCTCGTGAAGCGTGTCTGCAACCCCGTCACCGGCCTGCCCAGCCGCCTCAAGTTCTTCCCCACAATCGCCGACGTGTCCGAGGCCATCAAACTTGAGCTCGAACGCCGCAAGAGGATCGAGGCCAACGCCCGATACGTCCTCGAGCACGCCGCCAAGCGCCAGCAGCAGGCCCAGGAGGACCGCCAGTGGGCAACCCAGCGCCCCACCGCCGAGGAGCGCGCACGCCGCGTCCAAGAACTCCTCCGAGGGGCCGTCAAGGGGACCCACAAAGCAGCCGAGCCCGCCACCCCGCCCGCCAACACCGTTGCCAACCCGTAGGAGCCCGCCATGCGAATGCACAAGTTCGACACTCCGAGCCAAGGGTACGTCTGGATCAACCTCGACCAGGTGACGACGGTGACGCGCTCTCACGCAGGAGATGGCGCCTACGCCGTGCTACAGGTCTTCGGTTCCCACTGGACCATTGCGATGACGGTCGACGACGTCCTCGCGCTCATCAGCCCGGCCGCGGCGCCCGACACCTACGAGGGGGAGCTGGCGCAGGCGAAGGCCGCCCGCATCGACGAACTCTATCGCACGGCCAAGATCTTCATGGGCCACTCAATCGAGCACTGGCCGCAATGGGTGCTCGACGTCGTTGCGACGCGCGAATTGGCAATCAGGGAGGGCTCCAGCCCCGATGTCTCGATCCTGCCCGCCGAGGAGGCCAAGTCCATCGCCATCGCGGCGCGCAAGACAGAAATCAACCTGCTGTTCTCGTGGATGCAGAACGCCTGCCAACCCAAGGTACATGACCTCGTGGCCTATCTGCGCGACCGATTGCACAAGCTGGATCTTGGCGAGGTATGAGCCCAGCATGCCGCGCATCAACCGCAGGAAGTCGATCAGGACGCCGCCTCGACGGGACCGCATCAGCCCGTCGAAGCGCGATCCCATGCCCGAGGCCGGGCCCACCGACTTCCTGCTGCAGCGGAAGGCGGAGCAGATCGGGCTGGGCACCGTATGCGACGTCGAAACGAAGCGCGTGCAGATCCTGGGCGGCGCCCCCAACCAAGCCCGCGTCGAATTCGCGACGAGTTCCGTCCTCGCCCTGCTGCGCGAGCACAACAAGATCCTGCACCGGCACTATCAGGCCGGCACGGAGTACGGTCGCCTGCATCGCACGCTGTTCGGGCGCTCGACGCCAAAGCCCTCGAGCCTGGGCCGGATGATCTACACCGACCTGAACGAGCGCCTCGATGCCGAGCGCAAGCAGACCCGCGAGGAAATGGACGACGACGCCTACATCGAGTGGATGCAGGAACAGCGCGTGCTCTACGAGCGCGGCGAATACCGCCTGCGCCACATAGCAGGGTGCTCGATCACCGAGCGCCGCCTGATCCGTATTGTGCTCCGCCATGTGATCCTCGACAATGCCTATCCCCGCGCGACGCAGATCGGCCGCGTGCGCATCGGGCTCAACGAGCTGGCCGACGTGTGGACATACGAATGACCAGCCTCGTCGTGACGATCGACTACACCAACTGGCGCGGCCAGCGCCGCAAGCGCCGCGTCATCCCGGGCCAGATCATGCTGGGCAACACGCAATGGCATCCCGAATGGCAATGGCTGCTTAGCGCGTTTGACCTCGAGGACCAGATGACCAAGCAGTTCGCAATGAAGGACATACACGGCTGGGAGCCGCACGAGCCGCCGCCGATTGCAGCCGAGGAGAAGGAATGACCGACAACGTCGTAGGAATTCGCGGCCAGCTGCCGCCCCTCGTCTCGCTGCCCCCCAACGAGGAAATGATCGCCATGCTTGAGCGCGTCCTCGAAAAAGCCCGCGCGGGCGAGGCTCGGGGGATCATCGGGATATTCGTCTACGCCGATCACTCTACCGAGGCGATATGCGCGGGCGCGCTGACCTATGCGAACATCGGGCGCGCCTTTTGCGTGCTCACCAAGATGGCCAGAGAGTTGGAGGAGCAACCATGACTGGCCTATAATCTTGACATGCCAAAGGGGTCGTGTCAGAAACACCACAGCCCGACCCTTTCCCAAGTCCATGCGGACGGGCCTGTTCGGTATCCATGAGCCCCACGATTCCCGCCCGGATCGTGGGGTTTTCGCATTCGAGGAACACCCAACCAATGCCGAAGAAATCCCACGTCGACAACGCCAAGCCCGGCGATCCCGACCCGTATTACTACGAGCGCGAGTATTTCCCGTCTGCCCTCATCGGCAAGGCTCTGGGACTGCATCCAAAGTATCCCAAGCCCAATTCCGAGGGCAAAGACGACCTTCCCAAGGGCGTGGACCTGTCCGACATCCGCGAGCAGTACAGCAAGAAGGGCAAGCGCAAATGAACATCGCCTGGTTCAAAACTCGCCTCTTGGCTGGCACATGCCTCCCGTGGCCCACGCCCAAGATGGTCGCCGCCGTTCAGCAGAAGATCGCCCTTGCCGTCTTCCGCATGATCGAGCCCGGCTCTGGCCTCGCCCGGCTTGTTGGCTGCCCCTGCCGATTTCGTTCGTCGCTTGTCAGCGACTGCGAGTATCATGGCAGATCCGCTCGGATGCTGATCCATGGCCGATAAGCCCGCCAAGGCCGCCACACCGGCTCAGGAGATCCGCAGGCCGTCGGCCCAGCTCGCGTTCAAGACGTGGCTCGCCAACAACCGCTGCACCTTCCGCGACCTCGAGGACATTCTCCGCGGCATGGGCTACCAGGCCGACCACACCACGCTCTCGCGCATGTCCAAGGAATATCCCAAGTGGGCGCTTGCCATCGCCGAGAAGACTGCCCAGCTCCCGCCCCAGCAAGTGCTGGCGGCCCTCAAGGAGGCCGTCCAGCTTGCCAACGACGTGGCGCCCGAGGTGTACCAAGGGATCAAGGCCCAACTCGTCGCCCGGCTGTTCATGACCCTCAGTGACATGCCCTTTCCCACCATCGAGGAGTGGAAGGAGGGGCTTGAGTGTGCCGACCGCCTCGAGGCATTCATCCACCACGAGCGCGGCAAGGCGATCAGCGCCGACACCAAGGCGGAAGCCAAGGGCGGCAAGTCGATCATGGACTCGCTGAACCCGCCCATTAAGTTCGAGAAGTTCCGCAAGAACGGAGGGGCCTCCTGATGTTCCGCCCGTCCGACGTGCGCCGCGCACAGGCCGCTTTCGACGACGCCATAGACCCACCCTACGAGGCCACTGTCACGCTCTCCCCCGATCGCCTTACCCTGCGAACCACCGTCGTCGACCCTGACAATGGCGTGATGCCGGTCGCCAATGGCTCGTGGCAATTCGACCCGCTGGCTATCAAGACCAAAAAGCAGCCCTCCGAGGAGGAGCTGAACGAGATCGCCACGCAATTCAACACCATCTGTCTCGCCCACTACGCGGACAAGGCCGGAAATTGATCCATGCAGCGGCCTCTGCGGGGGGCGCGCTATCTCCGCCCGGATTCCCGGGTGGCAGACTTGGCCCAGGCGGTGACGGAATACCTCCCGTCCCTTGACATGGACGAGACGCTGGCGTTCTACGACGTTTTCGAAGCCCTCGATCCGACGCCTTTCGACCGCGCCGTGGTTGCGCTCAACGACCTGTTCTATCTGCTCGTCGCCATGTGCGGCCGCCGCGACGCCATCCACCCATGGATCTTCCAGCGCGTACGCGACGTCGAGGCCGAGCCCGACAACTGCCTCGATCTCTGGGCGCGCGGCCACTACAAAAACTTAGACGTGCATACGCCAATCCTTACAACAGAAGGATGGAAGTCACACGGCGAGTTGAAGCCCGGTGATCGCGTGTTTTGCCCCGACGGTTCGACAAGCCCGGTTGTGGCAACGCGGCACTTCACCGATGGCATTTGCTACCGCGTTACGTTCTGCAACGGCATTTCGATTGTGGCAGGCGCCGGCCATTTGTGGCCCGTCTCCGTCACGTCGCGCAAGCGGGTGCCGGGCACGTTCAAGGCAGGCAAAGCGCACGGCAAACGGCAGACTCGTGAGCCTCAGATACTCACCACCGAGCAGATGCTTGAGCGACTGCAGCGCGACACCTATCGGCCAGCCATCACGGTGACGGAACCGCTGGCAGGCGTAAAGCGCAATTTGCCGGTTGACCCGTACACGCTGGGGGCCTGGTTGGGAGATGGGTATTCCCGCTACGGCGCGATCTGTGGAATTGACCATGAGGTTTTCCGCGAGATTGAACGCCGAAGCGGCGTACTCCATTTTCGCAAGATTGAATTGGATCGGCATCCCGATTACCGTGTGGCGCGCGTTGAATGCCTGACCGCGGGACTTCGTTCCCTTGGCCTTATCAACAACAAGCGCATTCCAGAGGCATACCTGACTGCCGACGAGGAAAGCCGCCGCGCGCTGCTTTGGGGATTGATCGACACTGACGGCAGTGTTGGCAAGGCAAACGCCTGTGTCACCTTTGCCAATACCAACCGCCGCCTTGCGGAAGACGTGCAGACGCTCGCCAATTCGCTTGGCTATAAGGCGCGATTGACGCCTGCGCGGACGTCAAATAGCTGGCAGGTGACTTTCGTCGCCACGGCACGCGATCCGCATCCGCCCTGCTTCCTGCCTCGCAAGCAAGCGATGCTCAAACACGTTGCCCGGCATCTAAAGTCGCAAAGCTGGTATGTGACCAAGATCGAGAGAGTGGAGACAGTCGCCACCAACTGCATCCAGATCGAGGCGGAGCACGGCCTTTATCTGGCCGGCAAGGAACTTATCCCAACGCACAATTCGACGATCATCACGTTTGCCAAGATCATTCAGGACGTGCTCGCCGATCCCGAGCTCACCGTCGGGATCTTCTCGTATTCGCGCCAGACGGCGCAGAAGTTCCTTTCGCAGATCATGCAGGAGCTGCAGCGCAACGAAGCGCTCAAAGCCTGCTTCCCGGACGTCCTCTATTGGAACCCGGAGCGGGAATCGCCCCGCTGGTCCCTCGACAAGGGCATCCTCCTCAAGCGCAAGTCTAACCCGAAGGAGGCCACGGTAGAGGCGTGGGGGCTGGTCGAGGGCCAGCCGACCGGCGTGCATTTCAAGCTGCTGAACTTCGACGACATGATTGAGCAGCGCAACGTCACCAACCCGGAGCAGATCCTCCGGGCCACGGAGGCATGGGAGCTCTCCGACAACCTGGGCGTCGGCGATGGCACCATCAAGCGATACGTCGGCACCCGCTACGCGCTGGGCGATACCTATCAGACCATGATCGACCGCAAGGTCGTGAAGGTCAGGCTTCACCCCGCCACCCACAACGGGCGCGAGGACGGAAAACCGGTGTTCCTCTCGCAGGACACCTGGGACAAGAAACGCATCGAACAGCGCTCGACGCTCGCCGCGCAGATGCTGCAGAACCCCGCCGCCGGCAAGCAGGCCATATTCGAGATGGCATGGTTCAGGTTCTACGAGGTGCGGCCGCACACGCTGAACGTCTACATCATGGCCGACCCGTCTCGAGGCCGCACGACGCGCTCCGATCGCACGGCAATGGCCGTGATCGGCATCGACAGCCAGGGCAACAAGTATCTCCTCGACGGAGCCCGGCACCGCATGAAGCTCTCGGAACGCTGGGCGATGCTCCGCCACTTCCGCGACAAGTGGAGCGCCGCACCCGGCGTGCAGATGGTGCGCGTGGGCTACGAGCGGTACGGCCAGCAGTCCGACGACGAGTACTTTCAGGAGCAAATGCTCAAGCTCGAGGACGCCGATCAGTTCGCCATCGAAGAATTGGCATGGCCCAACGAGGGCTCGAATTCGAAGAAGGACCGCGTGCAGCGCCTGCAGCCTGATTTCGAGAAGTCGAAGTTCTTCCTGCCGCCGATCATCCGTCACCCGGATCTTGGCGATTGCTACTGGCGGTACAATCAGGCCGACGTGAAGATCGACTACCTCCCCACGCAAGGGCTCACCAGGGCCATGCGGCTGATGGAAGCGCAGGGCCAGTCCTTCCGCGTCCCCAAGCCCCTGACGCGCAGGGACGAGGAAGGGAACATCTACGATCTGACGTGGGCGTTGATGGAGGAAATGACCGTCTTTCCGTTCGGCGCCAAAGACGACCTCGTCGACGCCACGTCCCGCATCTACGACATGCAGCCCATGCCAGCCATCGCCATGGATCGCATATCGCCGGAAGTCCAGGTTTTCACCGACTCTTGAGGAGGGCCGTCATGGCTACTTCACCCCGCGCCATTCCCGTCAAGGTCCGAACCCGCACTTTGCGCCAGATGTGCATCGAGGCCGACCCCGAGTTCTACGCCGAAAGCCGCCGCCCGGTGGCCTACGAGTTTTCCAATAACCGCCGCGTGTTCCGCGAAGTGACCGCGCAATCCGGCCCCTATGCAGACGATTGAGGCATGAACAGCATGAAGCCTTTCTCTTTTCAGGGTGGTGTCGTTCACGACCCGGAGCATAGCTCCATCAACGAAGGCGGGCGCTACGACGCCATGAACGAATGGGTGTGCAAGGAAATCGGCCAGAAGCTGATGTTCGTCTATCCCGGCCACCCGTGGAGCGTCATCGCCCAGGTGGAGAGCGGCATTGCCAAAATCTTCCTCGAGGGCTTCTCGCAATGGGTGGTCGTCATCAAGATATCGACGCTCAAAAGCGACCCCGGCCTGAAATCCGTCGTGAAGTATGCCGGTGAGCTCCTTGAGCGCCTGAAACTGCCGCGCGCGGGCTTCGACATGGGCGCCTTCCGCGAAGCCCTGCACCGGCACCCGCACCACTTCAACCGCAACGCTCGAGCTCCGGAGTAGCAGCCGATGGCCATCCGCCTCGATGAAATGGAGACGGCTAACAACCGCGAGGCCGAAGGCTCCACGTTCACGCGCCGCACGGTCGATATGTCCGAAGCCTTCATGGAGGACGAATACGACCCCAGCAACGGCGGCACGGAGCCCGCTCAGCCAAGCCCCGAGGAACTGGAAGGTGGTTTTCCGCTCAAGGAAGACCAGCTCATGCGCCTCGTGCGCTCCGCTTACAGCCAGGGCTCCGACTATCAGCAGCAGATCCTGCAGCCGCGCTGGATCGCGGCGCTGAATGCCTTCAACAACAAGCACTCCTCCGACTCCAAGTATTCGAGCTCCCGGTTTCGTGGCCGCTCCCGCCTTTTCCGCCCCAAGACCCGCGCCACCGCCCGCAAGAAGCAGGCAGAGGCCGCCGCCGCCCTGTTCTCGACCGCCGACGCGCTGATCGTAAGAGCCGCCGACGAGTCCGACGACAAGCAGCGTGCCGGCGCCGAGCTGATTGCTTCGCTCCTGCGCTTCCGCCTTGATCGTTCCAACGAAAACTCGGGGATTCCATGGTTTCAGATCTCGATGGGCGCTCACCTGTCCGCGCAACAGTCCGCCGTGTGTATTTCCAAGCAGTATTGGGAGTACCGCCGCGAGTTTCTGGGGTTCGAGGAGCAGCCCATCGAGGAGCAAATCCCGCCGCCGCTCGTGCCGCTCGTCGGCGCTTCCACCCTTGTCGTTGGCACGCGTCGAGTCCCGAAGTATCGCACCGTCCGCGATCGTCCGCGCATCGAGCTCATGCCGCCGGAAGACGTCATCCGCGATCCCGCCGCCGCCTGGGAAGATCAGACGCAGGATTCGGCCTATCTGATCCTGCGCTTTCCGATGACCGTCGAGGCCGCCCGCACATTCCTCCGGCAGGCCAGCGAAAAAAGCCGGGTGCAATTCGTCGACGTAAGCGATGCAGCGCTGGCCGCCGCGGCTGGCGGCGCTTCCGATCCCAATAACGCCGCCTCCGTGCGCCGGGCCCGCGAGACGAGCGGCGCAGACCGCTTCTCCGACTTCGCCGTCGACAACGCCTACAAGCAAGTCTGGCTGCACGAGAACTTCTTCCGCATCGAGGGGCGTGACTACTGCTTCTGGACGCTGAACCAGGACCGGCTGATTTCGGAGGTGATCCCGGTCGAGGAAGCCTATCCGGAGCAGGGTGGCGCCCGCCCTATCGTGATCGGCGTCGGCGCCCTCGAGCCGTTCAAGATCGACCCCATGTCGCCCGTCGAAAGCTGGCAGGAACTGCAGCGGGAGATAAACGACCTCGTCAACCTCCGCCTCGACACGCTCAAGCAGACCATCGCACCGCTGGCCAAGGTCAGGCGCGGCAGATCCGTCGACATACGGGCAATCCAGAACCGCACGCCCGACACCGTCGTCTACATGCAGGACATGGGCGACGTCGAATTTGATCGGCCCGGCCAGGTGGCGGGTGAGTCCTACATCGAAATGGAGAAGCTGAACGCCGACTTCGACGACCAGGCAGGCAATTTCTCGACCGGCAGTGTCCAGACCAACCGCCAGCTTGGCGAGACCGTCGGCGGCATGCAGATGATGATGTCGAACGCCAACGCCCTTGGCGAGTTCGACCTCCGCGTCTGGGTGGAAACATGGGTGGAGCCGGTGCTCCGCCAGATCGTGAAGCTCGAGCAGTATTACGAGTCCGACGAGAACGTGGTCGCCATATCGGCCAAGCGCGCCAAGCTGATGCCGCGCTTCGGGATTTCGCAGATCACCGATGATATTCTGACGTCCCAGGTGGCGATCTCCGTCGACGTCGGCATTGGCTCGTCCGATCCGCTGATTTCGCTGCAGAAGTTCGAGAAGGCGTCACAGGTGGCGCTTGGACTTCTGGGACCGGCCGCCCAAGCGCGGCTCAAGCAGGACGCCATCATCAACGAGGTGTACGGCAAGGCTGGCTACAAGGACGCCGCCGATCGGTTCTTCAACCCGGCAGAGGAAGGCGACCAGCGCATCCAGCAGATGCAGGCAGCGATGCAGGAAATGCAGCAGGCGCTGCAGGAGGCCGAAAAAGCGCTGCAGGACAAGTCGGAAGAAATCAAGAGCCGCGAGCGCATAGCAGACGGCAATAATGCAACCCAGCGCGAAGTAGCCAAAATGGCGACGCTCAAGGATCTGGCCGGGAAGGAGCTTAACAACCGCGCCAAGACTGAGCAGATGAGAGAGCAGTTGCAGGCCTCCAGTCAGTCCGAACGCGAAAACTACGAGCGCGAGCAAGCCAAGGCTGCGCAAGAAGAAGAAGCGCGCATGCGCGAGCGGGAAGAAAACGAGAGCAAGGCGCGCGATGACGGGCAGGAAATCCTGCAAGGCCTTACTGAACTCGCCACACAGCTCGCCAATGCGATCCAGCAAGGCAATCATGTGCTCGCCCAAGGCATCCAAGAAGGAAACCAGGCCATAGCGGACGGCATGCAGCAGGGAAATGCAGCCGTGATTGAGGCGATCAACCAGAATGGCCAGATGCAAAGCGACTCTATCGCTCAGTCCAACTCCCAAATTGTGGCTGCTCTCGGAAGGCCGAAGCGTGTGAAGCGAGGACCTGACGGCTTCCTGTCAGAGATCGAAAGCTATGATCCATCCACCGATGAACAACCGATGAGTTGAGGCCCCAAGAAAGATCACCGTGTTAGACGGATGGGCTTACGCAGCAAAACGGAAGGATACGAATCCAATGCCTAAATCTACCGCCACTTGCAACTCCATCCTCGCTCTGATCTTCAATGCGACGGCATGGGCCGACATTGCCGAAAACGACAGCTCTTCGCCGCTGGCCAACCTGTATCTATCCCTTCATACGGCAGACCCCGGCGTCGGCAACAACCAGACGACCAACGAAACGGCATACACCAACTATGCCCGCATCGCGGTTGCTCGCACAACGGGCGGCTGGGACGCGCCATCAGGCGGTGCTACGGCCAATGCTGCCCTCGCGCAATTCGCACAGTGCGGTGTGACAGGTGCCACGATTACCCACGTTGCCATCGGCACGGCGGCGAGCGGCGCGGGAACGGTGCTTTATGCCGGTGCCCTGTCCTCATCCCTTGCGGTCGCAAACGGCATTCAGCCGCAGTTTGCGGCTGGCGCTTTGGACGTGACCGAGACATGACACGCTACACATGCAAAGAATGCGGCAAGACGGTCAATCGGACCGATGATGGTGCGATGATCCGTGAATGCAACTGCAATGCGCCGATCATTGCACATCTCAAGGCGACGGCGACCGGCAAAGCCTCAATGGCAAAGGGTAAGTAATGGGCTTCAACAGCATCCAAGGACTGGTGGACGCCGAGATCGCTGGCAAGACGAAATATGTCAGCTATCGCAAGGTGCCCGCAGTCGTGACTGGCGCTGGTACTTGGTACGACTATTCAATGGCGCCCGGTAATCCCGCCCCGCAATACTACGCCGCCGCGCCTCTTGTGGCCCAGGTACTGACCAGATCGTCAGACGGCGGCATTCAGCACGGCGGCAATGTCAGTCCGTCCAAGAAGTACCTGCGGCGCGTCACAGCAATGGCCGTTGCGGCAGCTGGCGTTCCGCAGCGCATATACTGGTTGGACTACCTCATGTTCTACCCGTTCGTGGATATGGGTACATCTGATTCACAAACGCTCGACAACACGCAGGTACTCACGCGCTCGACGGACGGTGCGGGCGTACAGATCATGGCCGTGCTTGTCGCGCCTCACGGTCTCGTCGGAGATACGTTCTTCTGCACCTACACTAATTCAAACGGGACAGCGGGCCGCGTCACGCCCCTCCACACCATGTCAACAGCGATTGCGGTCAACGGTACAATCCTGACCACGCAGCAGACAGGCGCCGGGCGGTTTGGCCCATTCATGACGCTGCAATCCGGTGACACCGGCGTAAGAAGCATTGAGTCCGTGCAATGCACAGCGGGAACGGACGTAGGACTGTTTACGCTGGTGCTTGTGAAGCCCTTGGCTGAATTGACGGTACGCGGCATCGACGCTCCAACAGAGAAAGATTTTTTCCTGCATGGCGGGGGAGTGATGCCGCAAGTCGAGGACAACGCTTTTGTGGAGTTCATTTCATGCCCGAACGGTTCACTGACCGGCATTCCGCTTTTCGGTGATGCAACATTCGTATGGGAATAGACAATGGCTGGATTCACATCGCTTGATGACTTGATTTCCGAGACAAGCGCGAACGGCAAATTCCGCCGCGCGGACTGGAACAAGCTCACTCATGCAGTCGGTGCGCAGGCCGCCGGCACGTGGTATGCGCTGCCTCACTCGACGGGCAACCCCGCCGCCATGACCCTTGGCGCAGTCGGCACCAACCTTGCTTTCCACGCAGCCCATGATCGGCTTGCGGGCTCGATCTATCACGGTGGCGACGTAAGCCCGGACTACAAGCACATTCTCAATGCCTCGGCCTTCTCCGCCTCAGCCACGACAATGCCGTCGGTGTTCATGCTGGTTGACATGCTGGGCTGGTATCCGATCACGACGACGACCACGACCGGCAACCAGGCGCTGGTAAACTCCGCGACGTTCACGGCTTCATCGTCCTCAGGACTGCTGATGACCTATGCAGGCTGGGACGTGCAGTCCTACACGCCGGTACGCTTTACCACCACCACGACCCTGCCCACCGGTCTATCACTCAATACCACTTACTACACAATCCGCGTGTCGGCCACGACCTCGCGCGTTGCGACCTCGATGTCAAACGTGGATAGCGCCACGGCCATTGCCTATACCGATGCCGGTACAGGCACCCACACCATGACGATCTACCTTGGCGACCGCGCCCCGTCGCATGGAGCAGGTGTTCAGGCATATCTCACGCCCTCAGTTGCCCTCGGTACAGGCACGCCGAACGTCCAGATCACCTACACCGACGCGGGCGGCACGGCAGGCAACACCACGCCGACCACATTGCCAATCTCGAACGCCTCGGCCCCGATTGGACAGATCGAATACTCAGGTACGGGCGCGGGCAAATTCGGCCCGTTTATCCCGCTTGCAGCAGGCGATAGCGGCATTCAGTCTGTTCAGCAGTTTAGCTATTCTGCAACCCACACATCAGGAACCACGAATCTTGTCTTGTGCAGGCCGCTCTTGACCCTGCCGATGACGACTATCGGTGTCGCAGCCGAGCGCGATCTGGTCAATCAGCTTCCGTCATTGCCGCGAGTGTTCGACGGCGCCTGTCTGACGTGGCTCATGTATGCTGGCGCCGCAACGCCGGTCACATCGGCATTCTATGGGCATCTTGATCTAGGATGGGGCTAATGCTTCTCGGCGGCTATTCGGTCCTTTCCAAGCATCCAGGTCGCGATATTGGCGGTGGCGCAACCGGCTTGGGCATGAACAGAGGCGACTTCAACAAGACTTCGCAGACAAGAGGCGCATTCACCTCCGGCAACTGGCAACCCAAGTCTGGCATTCCTGACGGCTACAGGCCGCATTACTCATGGGCGCTGCCGCTCAAGGCAGGCGCTCTTGCTTCTCGAAACCTGATCCTTGGCGAAGGTGACGCCACTATATCAATGGCAGGCGGCCTAAATGGTGAGGCGACCCTGGAGGGCGAAGGAACGCTCGTCGGCGTCGGTCAGCTTATCATTTCGATGGTGGCGGCGCTCACCGGCTCAGGCGCCATTACGAACGCAGACGCAGACGCCTTCTTGCAACTTGCGGCATCCCTCGCGGGTGCTGGCGACCTCGACGGTGCCCTCACCGCCATAGGACATGCAGCGGCGGCCCTGAGCGGCGACGGTGACGCGACCGGCACGGCAACCGCCTTGGGCACCCTTGCGGCGTCCCTGACCGTTACGGGTGATCTCCTGACCTCGGCCAACGTAGCCGCCGCCATCCTTGACGCAGTGGACGGCATCGAGAGCGATGTTACCTTGCGCGAGGCAATCCGCCTGATCCTGGCCGCTGCCGCAGGTAAGGTCAGCATATCCGGAAATACGGTCACGTTCCGCAATGCCGTGGCCGACGATACTGATCGCATAGTCGCCACCACGACGACCGAAGGCGAACGCACGGCGATTATTTACGACACGGCCTAAGCCGATGGCTGACAATTTCGCGGACCGCTACTGGTCAACGCGGTTCTGGACGGTTCGATACTATCAGGGCGGAGAGCAAGACCCAGGAGCGATGTCCGCCAGCCTGTCTGGTGGAGCCACCATTGTCGCTCTGCTCGAGGGTATTGACCAAACGCCAAGCTTGCCGGCAGGCGGCGGAGACTCGACATACTGGCGCACGCCGCCCCGGCTTCAAAACCGCGGCAAAAAAGCCAAGAAAAAACGCGCGCCGGTTTCACCACCCTTGCCGGTCGAAGAGACGACTACAAGACCTGCCACACCACCAACACCGCCGACACCGCCCACGCCGCCAGTGGTTTGGCAGCCACCGCTAATCAAGACCGCACCAATTGCGATCGACAGGGAATCCCTCGCGGTCCTTGCCGAACTCGCAACTGCCGTGGCCGCCACAAAAGCCGAACACCAGCGCCGCTTGGCGATCATGGCTGACGATGAACTTGTCCTGCTCCTAGCCGCCTAGAGGCCCAATGAAAATCTTCAAGCATGTGCCGGCCGCCCACGACCAGGGCGACCTCGGCGAAATATTGGCCGCCGCCGAACTCGGAATGCGGATCGAGCAACATCTCCTCGATCCTCGCAACCCGTTCAGCATGTTCCTCGATCGTGCGCGCGAGGAATTCATTGCGGCAACTCTCTCACTCCTCGATGCCGACCTCGCCACCAGTGCCGGCATCGAACAGGCAAGAAGCCTGCAGGCCAAAGCCCAACGCTACCAGACCATGTGCGCGTGGATTTCCGACGCCATGGAAGAGCGTGAAAGCGCGGTCCAAGCCATCGACGGCGAAGAGGAGGAGGAGGCCGTCGAGCAATTGAAAGATCAGATCTATGGAATTCGAGCAAAACCAGCTCCCGACGTCTAAGCCCGTCGACATTCCGGCTGAACAGCCGACGTTCGACGATGGCGGACAGAACGCCCCTATGCCAACCCCGGCACCGCCTCCGGCTGCACAGCAGCAGGAGGAGGACCCCGACCGCGAGTCCGCCGTCTGGAAGGACGACAAGCGGGCTGCCATCTTCGCCCGCGCCAAGGAAAGCCGGGCGCAGGACGCGGAGCCCTTTTCGGGTGATCCGAACGACCCCGCCGCCCGCTATGGCACGGATGTCGACACCAGCGACATGGGCGATCTCGAGATCGAGGCGCTGCGTCGCCGTCAGGAATTCTTGGCTGAACAGGGCCAGCAGCAGGCGCCCAAGCCGCTCAACGGCATGGACCCGGCCCTTCTATCGCAGGCCGTCCGCGTCAAGGTGGATGGCGAAGAGCACGAAGTCTCCATCGAGGAGCTGACGCGCAACTATCAGATCGGTCTGGCTGCAGACAAGCGCCTCGAACAGGCAAAGGCGCTTCTGCAGGCGACCCAGCAGTTTCAGCGTAACCAGCCTCAACCGGGCCAGTACGCTGAATATTCCGAGCCGCAGGAACAGGATGACGCGGCCAGACACCCCGATGATGTCCACGACCACGGCCACACCAGCCGCAGGAAGACAGACTTCAAGGACCTGGTCGAGAAGATCCAGTTGGGTACGCCCGACGAGGCGTTGGAGGCCTTGGACACGTTCGTGTCTGCAGCCGTCAACAAGCAAGCCCCGGTCGACGAAACGACCCGCGTTCTTACCGCTCTTGAAGACCATAACTCGACGCAGGCAGTTCGTGCTTTCGGAGAGAAGAACCCGCAGCTTGTCAACAATCCGGCACTGCAGGCCGAAGCGACACAGCACATCTACCGTGGAATGGCCGAAGACCTTCTTCGCGCCGGTTACACGGTCGATCAGCTGAGAGAAGTCGCTCCGGACCCGCGGAGCCTGACGCAGCTCCACAAAGAGGCGCGCATCAGCCGCCTCAAGGGAGTGCGCCCGGTGTCGGATCTTCTGAGCGCCGGATACCAAGGCGCCATCAACAATCTGCGCTCGATCTTCGATCAGGCCGCCCCGGCAGTCGCGCCCAACCAGGCACCGACATTGAGCCAGCGCCAGCAACGGAAAGAAAGCCTGCAGCCTCAACCGGCCGCGCGTCGGTTGTCACCCGGACTCACAGCGCCGTCTCAGTCGCGCTCGATTGACCAATCGAGGCAAGCGGCTGTGCAGCGCATGCGGCAGTCACGAGGACAGCCGAACTAGACGCGGTCATCACCGCAAAAATCTAGTTCAAGAAGGAATATCACAATGGCAGGCCAAATGTGGTCGGTCGCAGCGGAGGGAGGATATCTCTACGCTGACGAAATGAGCGACTATCTTCGCATTCAAGTGCAGCCGCTCTGCAAGTTCCGTCAGTTCTGCGATGCAGAAGACGGAACGCAGAAGGGCCTTGGGCGCGGAGAAATCTTCAACTGGGATATTGTATCAAATGTTTCTAGGCAGGGCCGCCGTCTCAATGAGACGGACCCGATGCCGGAAACCAATGTTACGATTTCCCAGGGATCGCTCACTGTGACTGAGTGGGGCAACAGCGTGCCGTTCACCGGCAAGCTCGAGGCTCTTGCGAAACACAAGATCCAGAACATCATCGACAAGGCACTCAAGCACGACGCCCGCAAGGCGTTCGACGCGGAAGCCTTCCTGCAGTTCGACACGACTCCGCTGCGCGTGGCTCCCACGGGCGGCAACTCCGCGACTGCCGTCACGCTGACCACCAACGGCGCAACGGCCACGACCAACAACCTCGCGCTCGGCACTGGCCACATCAAGGCCATTTCCGACACGGCGAAGGAGCGGAACATTCCTCCGTATGAGGGTGATGCCTACTTCTCCATCTCTCACCCGACGACCTTCCGTGGCCTGAAGAACTCTCTCGAGAGCATTCACCAGTACACGCAGGACGGTCTGCAGATGATCCGCTTCGGCGAGATCGGACGCTACGAGGACACGCGGTTCATCGAGCAGAACAACGTGCCCAAGGGTGGCGCGAACGACTCCACGACGTTCGACGTCTGGGACAACGTCGCCGATCCATGGAACAACGGTCTATCAAGCTGGATGTTCTACTTCGGCGCCGACACTGTCACCGAGGCGATCTGCATTCCCGAGGAAATCCGCGCGAAGCTGCCGGGCGACTACGGTCGTTCCAAGGGCATCGCGTGGTACGCCCTGGGCGGCTTTGGCCTCATCCACACCGCCGAGACCAACGCTCGCGTCATCAAGTGGGACAGCGCGGCCTGATCTTGGCTGCGCCACGATAGCGAGCCTCGCCAATCCCGGCGGGGCTTTTTTGCATTCAACCATTCTTCTCACGAGGGAGAAATCTTATGCGTATGCACTATAGCTTCGGCCAGCACGACTTCGGCGCTGGTTCGGAAACCTTCTGGATCATGGGTCCGAAGGACCGTAAGGGCAAGCTCGTCGACTACGGCATTCACCATGTCACGGAGACGTTCACCAACACCACAACGCCCGGCTATGTGTCCGTTGGCTCCGCTGCCGACGCGGATGCTTACGGAGAGGAGCTGGATCTTGGAACGACTGCTGCCGACGTCGGCTCCAAGTCCGTCCGCACGACCGCCGATGCCGAAGATATCGAGGACTACATTCTTGATGCCGGCCTGTCCCTCCCAGCCGACACGAAGGTTGGGCTTGTCTGCACCGCGCCCACGGGCGGCACCCCCGCAGGCATTGCCCAGGTCTTCATGATTATCGATTGGGAAGACTGAGCCATGCGGGGCCGCTGCAACCACGACCTCATCATCGAGGCGCCGCTCAACGGCAAGCCCGAGCCCAGCAGGATGCCTGATTCTGTCAAGGGCGACCGTGAACAGCTTGCGGCGGGCTACGCCACGCTCGATCAGGCAAGCACGGGCGAATACAGCGACAAGGAGCGCCGCGGACTTTCCCGCGACGCCAACTACCCGCGCCGCTACTGACGGCAGCGCGGAATTCAACCCCCTAGAGAGGAGCATCCACCATGGATGTGATGAAAAAGAACCACGGAACGGTGAAGTCCAGCGCGGGCGGCACCAAGTTCATGGAGGCCTACGGCAAGGACGATTCCGACTATGCCGGTTCGGCCTCCAAGGAGCGCGGCGGCAGCATGGGCGGCGGTATCAACAACCTCGCTCACTCGCTGACGAACACCTCCGCCAACCAGAAGGGCTCCTAAGCCCCTCTGTTCATGGCCGGGCGCGGTTTCCCTATGGCTGCGCCCGGCTCCTCCTCCACTTCAACCGAGACATGAAACCAATGTACGGAAAACCCTTCAATCCGAAGCGCGAGTTTGGCACCATCATGGGCGATACCCGTTTCCATTTCGAGCAGGACGGCCAGCTCTACAACGCACTCAAGCAGCCGGTCGACGTGAATGGCGCGCTGATGCCCATTCCGCCCATGGCTGAGCCAGCAACAAAAAAGGAGCCCGCACCCCCGTCGCCTCCGCCCGAAGACCCCAGCGCCGACATGACCGATGATGACCGGCCCTTCGATCTCCTTGCATGGGCCAATGACGATCCCGCCCTCAAGGCCACGCCCTGGGCCAAGATCCTTGCGGAGACGGCGCGCATCATCGATGACACGAGCTCGATCAACTCCAAGACCGCCGCGCGCAAGGCAATCCTCGCCTTCTACGCGGGCCAGCAGTCGTAAGCAGGCAGGACCTCCGCCATGCCCATGAATTACACAACGCTCGTCGGGACCAAGGACACGCTGGGCTCGATCAAGTATTGGGTGCGGCATTCGGAGGTTCCTTCCGACTACGTCCTCGAGCGCGCGCAGGATGCCATCTTCCAGCTTCTGCGGGTCCGCGAAATGCTGACCAAGCTGGACGACACCATTGCGACGGACGACACCACGATTGCCATTCCGACGGACATGCTCGAGCCGATCTATCTGGGCCGCCGCGGCGACTACAAGGGCAAGATCGTCATCCTTGACCAGGAGCATTTCGAGAGCCGGGTAGGCGACGATCCCGACGCAAGCAACGACCCCTATTCGGGCGTGCCGACGGAGTGCACCTTCGATCAGAGCCTGTTCTATCTCAATGCCAAGGCCGATCAGGATTACCCCTATCGCCTCTGGTACATGCAAAAGCCCGAGTTTCTGTCAGGCTCGAACGAGACCAACTTCCTCACCACGCGCTACGGCAATATCCTCGAGGCCATGTGCAAGCACTACGCCTATGCCCACCGCGAGAACGAGGGACAGGCCGCAACGGAGCTTGAGAAGGCAACCGGCTTCATCGCAAAGGCCAACGACGAGTTCGATATGTTCAAGCAGTCGATCCAGACCGAAATGTATTGGAGCCGATAAATGGCGACCACCACCTATCTCGAGCTCGACGACCAGGCAACCGGCGCCAACAGCAACACCTGGGGCGACGTGGCCGACGCAAACATGGCCATCATCGAGCAGGCCATCGCGCGCTATGTCGACATTGCGACGACCGGCGGAACGACGATCCTCACCAGCGCGCAGAACCGCTACCCCATCATCCGCGTGACCGGTGCACTGGTGTCGAATGCGACCATTCAGGTCCGCACGGCAGAGAAGAACTGGATCGTCATCAACGCCACCACTGGCGCTTATACCCTCACCGTGAAGACGTCGGCAGGCACCGGCAAGACCATTCCGCGCGGACGCGCAGTCACCGTCTACTGCGACGGCACCAACGTCGAGCTCGTGCGATCGCCGATCATCCCCACCGCACAAGCGGGCGGCACCGTCGACGCCATTACCGCCACGTTCGAGCCTGCCTTCACGGCGGCGGAACTGGTCGATGGCACTATCTTCATGGTCGAGGCCGCGGGCGCCAACACCTCGACGACGCCGACATTTGCACCCGACGGCAACACCGCCCGCACGATCACCAAGTTTGGCGGCCAGGCGTTGGTCGCTGGCGACATTCGCGCGGCTGGCCACAAGTGCCTGTTTATGTATGACGAGTCGAGCACGCGCTACGAGCTTCTGAACCCGTCCGACGCAGTAGGTCTTAATCCCCAATTCACTACCATCGAGATTGGACATGCGTCGGATACGACGTTGTCACGGGCCAGCGCGGGCCGCATTGCCGTAGAGGGCGTCGAGGTTGCCCTGTCAACCGATGTTGTAGGCCAGCAGACTATATGGGTGCCTGCCGGAGCAATGGTTGCCCGCACTACCAATGGTGCCGCATCTGGATCATTTGAAACCACAACCAACGACGTCATGCTGAAATACTTGGCTTTTGACGCATCCACAAAGGAAGGCGCACAGTTCGGCATCCAGATGCCAAAGGGCTGGGACGAAGGCACCCTAATTGCCCAGTTTGTCTGGACCCATCCATCCACCACCACAAACTTCGGCGTCTCATGGGAGCTTGCAGCCGTAGCCTTCGCTAACGATGACGCAGCCGATACCGCCTTCGGTACGCTGCAGGAAATTGACGACACCGGAGGCACCACCTACGACATCTACATTTCGGACGAGACTCCCGCCATCACGGTAGCAGGCTCTCCGGGTGCCGAAGAGTACGTCATTTTCCAAGTGACACGCGATCCCGCCGATGCCGGAGATACCATGGCCGTCGATGCCTGGCTGCTCGGAGTGAAAATTCACTACACCACCAATGCCGCCAAGGATGACTAATCATGCTTGAGGTAATGCAGCTTGTTGGTTTTGGCGATGGTGCGGGGCGTGGCACCATTCAGTACGTTGGCGGAGCTACGGCCCGAAAGTCTGGCACAACCAGCGGCACGAGCACAATCCCTATCGACGCAGGCTTGACGGGAGGTATTGCATCGGCGGCTCAGTCTGGCGATTTTGTAATTGGATTTTTCGCGTGCGGAAACAGCACCACCCCCACCCTTTCAATTACTGACGGGTCCTCTGATTACACTCCGGTCACTGGCCAGATTGCCGCGAGTGATACGGCTGATACCGATCTATATGCGGCCTACAAGCGCATAACGTCGGACACCGATGTTTACTTTGGGCACACCGCAAGTGTCGAAAATGCCGCCGCTATGGCAGTCATGGTTTTTCGCGGGGTCGATGCAACGACACCTCTGGATGTCGCCGTCGTCACAGCCACCGGAACCAGCGATGGCAACGCAAACCCCGGCAGCATAACCCCAGCAACCAATGGGGCTGTTATAGTAGCGGTTGGTGCAGCCGCTGACGTTGGCGTTGTCGATTACGATACATTTACCAGTTCAGACCTCACTGATTTCCTAACGATTAGTAAAGACGACACCTACGGCATTATTATTGGTGTGGGCTATTACCAGTGGATATCTGGCGCTTTTGACCCGGCAGCGTTCAATGTGACGTATGACAGTGCTAGCGACTCTTGGGCCGCAATCACATTCGCGTTGCGCCCGGCATAGATAGAAAGGGAAATCAATCATGGCAGAATTTGCCCTCATCATCGCAGGCCAGTTCAAGGAAATCCGTCAATATGCGGAGCAGCCCGTCGACATCCCACACAAGCAAGTCGCGTGGCTTCCGGTCCTCAGGGAGTACGGCACTCCCTTCACCGGCATCGAGAATGGCAACTGGGTGATCCGCACCGTGGACCCGGCGACGCTACCTCCGCCTGTCCCAGGCACCATCACATCCCTCCAGTTCCGCCGCGAGGTGAAGGCCCGCAACAAGACGGCACAGATGAAAACGTGGCTCGAAACGGCGAGCGAGGACGTACAGCTTTATTTCGAGTTCACTGACCGGCTGCGCACCATCGACCCGGAGTTCATCGAGTTCGCGGCTCTTGTCGGCCTGACCCCGGAACAAGTCGATACGTTCTTTGTCGCGGCGGCGCAGCGATAGGACGACACCATGCCATCGCCCCGCAAAATCCCGCTCCCCATCGCCACGGGCATCGTCCTCAATCGCACCGACTACGAGGCTCAGGGCCGCTACATCGACAGCCAATGGATCAGGTTCGTCGACGGCCAGCCAGAGAAGATTGGCGGCTTCGAGCAGTGGAACGAGCCGGGCGACGAACTCACCGGGCGCTGCCGCTCGATCCTCTGCTGGCAGGACTTCAACTATAACATCTGGCACGCCTTTGGTTGCCATGATCGGCTCGTCGCCTTCGACCAGGACAAGGTCAAGACCAACATCACGCCCTATGTCGAGACGGGCACGCTGGCAAACCCGTTCACGACGACCAGCGGATCTGCCATCGTCAATGTGAGCGATACCGCTCACGGCCTCGTCATCGGCCAGTATGTGAATTTCTCGGGCGCTTCCGCCGTCGGCGGCATCACCATCGACGGCGAATATGATGTCACGTCCGTCGTCGACGCCAATAACTACACCATCACGCACTCGGTCGCGGCTGGTTCAAGCGCGGGACCAGGTGGTGGCGCTTCGGTCGCCTTCTCCTACGAGCTCGCCGCCGGCAACATTAACGTGACCAATGGCGGCGGCTGGGGCATCGGGCGCTGGGGCGAGGACACATGGGGTACCGAGCGGTCCTCTACTACCTACATCCAGTTTCCGCGCCTTTGGTCCCTCGACCAGTACGGCCAGTACCTCCTCGCCATGCCATCGGGTGGCGGCCTCTACCAGTGGGACGTCAACCCCTCGAACCGGGCCGCTCTGGTGACAAACGCGCCAGCGACCGGCCTCTATATGTTCGTGACCTCCGAGCGCATGGTTGTCGTGCTGGGCGCCGACGGCGACTTCATGGAGATGAAGTGGTGCGACGATGACGACAATACCGTCTGGACACCCGCCGACAGCAACACCGCCAACATTCGCAGGCTGCAGGAGGGAAGCCGCCTGATGGCGGGCACGCGCCTCGTGCAGCAAGTCAACCTCGTGTGGAGCGACACGGCCATCTACCTCATGCAATTCGTGCCGACGAACACCGTCTATTCGATCCGCATGATCGCCAAGACGTGTGGCCTGATCGGGCCGCAGGCGTTCTGTGTCGCGGATGGCGTGGCGTTCTGGATGAGCTCGAACACGTTCTATATGTACTCGGGCCAGCTCCAGGAGATTCCGCGCTACGAGGAAATTGAGCCGATCTTTGACGAAATCAACAACGATCAGCGGTTCAAGATCACCTGTTACTACAACCCAATCCACCGCGAAGTGTGGTGGCTCTATCCGTCGGGCACCAGCCAGGAGCCCGACCGCTATGTGTTCGTCAGCCTGAAAACGTGGGACTGGCACACCGGCACCTTCGACCGGACGGCCTTCGGCCTTCGCAATCCGCTTGGCCAGTATGTTCTGCTGGCAACCGACGCAAGCGGCGTGATCTACCAGCACGAGACGGGCGTCGACGCCGACGGGATCGCGCAGGACTGGTATCTCGAGAGCGGCTTCATGGACATCGAGAACGGGAATTCCGGCCTCAACATCGACGGCTATGTGCCCGATTTCTTCCGCCGCTCGGGAACGGTCGACATCACCTTTACCTCGCGCGACTTGCCCGAGGACACGACTTCACAGGAAACGGTGACCAAGCAGATCGCGGAAGGCGACACCATTGTCGACGTTCGTCACTTCGGCCGTCAGTCCAAGGTCAAGCTCTCGCAGACCGATGTTGTCGGCGGTGACTTCCGCCTGGGTGCGCACCAGCTCGAGGTGACGGGCACGCCTACGAAGAGGAATGACTAATGCGCGAGGTCACACTTGGCCAACCCGGCGTCAGCGATGCCGAAGCATGGAAGAAGTGGGTGGAGCGCGCACTCAACGAGATCGAGCTTGCCTCGCAGGAAGACGTGGCGATGATCGCCAGTGACTTCACCGTCTCGAATTACACCGCCACCCGGACGCTGAATGCCGGAACGGCCACCCTAGCCGACATTGCCAACGTGCTCTGCACCCTGATTTCGGATCTGCAGAACCGTGGATCGAAGAGGAGCCAGTAATATGTTTGGATTGGATTCGTATATTGCGGGCCTGATGGGCTCGGGCGGATCGGGCACGCCGTCGTCATCCACCTCGCGGATCTCGTGGAGAGACAGGAATTGGTCCACGAACACAGGGGCACCGCGTTTCAATACGTCGAAATGGGGCAGCGGCAGCTTTGGCGGTTCTCGAGGATATACCGGGTCCACTGGCTCCACGGGGTCCACGGGGTCCGCCGGTTCTGGCAGCAACACTCCACCGCCGGGCTTCTCCGCGAAGGATTGGGCCAAGCTGCTCGACATGAGCAAGAACAACACCACGCTGGCCAATCTCATCAAGCAGTTCACCGGCTCGCTTGGCACACCCACGGGCTCGCAGGACTGGCGCCGCCAGATGCCAGCCGACTCAACGCAGCTTCTCCGTCAGCTTTCTTACAATGCGGGCGAAATGGGCATGCCGGGCGGCTATGTGGGCGGCGTCCAGATGCCATCCTACCAGACCGGCGGCCCGCAGCTTCCGGCCATTAATAACCCCAACATGGCGACCTACGGCCAGCAGCCGGGCTATGGCGAAGCGACGTTCTATCAGCAGTCGATGAAGGGGGGCATGGCGCCGATTGCGGCCATGTCCCCGCTTGGTGTTCCGGAAGGCTGGAACCCGGGCGGCAGCAGCTCTTCCGATCTCAAGTCACAACTTGACGACTACCTCAAGAAAATGGGCTCGTCCGGTTCGTCTAGTGGTGGCAGCGGCCCCGGCGGCAACGGAACATGGTTCTTGCCGGCTGGCGGCGATCCGAACGACTCCTCCGCTTGGCGGCGCGTCAGGCCGAAGTAACTCACCCCTCATTGCAGACCTGAACAGAAGGGACCAGCCATGGGCTTCCTTGATGACATATTCGGTGCGTCGAACCAGAAGACCAAGACCACCAGCACCACCACGACAGAGTTGCCGGAATGGGTCGATAAGGCGGCGCAGGCCAACTACAAGACGGCGGCCAACATCGCCTCGAGGCCGTACACCCCGTATCCCTTCCAGCGCCTTGCGGGCTTCACGGGCGACCAGAACACGGCCATGGGCATGCTGCGCGATTACGCGCCCAAGGCCCTTGGCAATTCCGAAAAATTCGGCGTGCCGCGGCTGATCGACGACATTGGCGCGGGCGGGTCCATTCAGGCTTACATGAGCCCCTACATCGACAACGTGCTCGACCGCACGCAGCAGCGGATCAGACAGGCCACCGACATGGGCCGCCAGTGGACTTCCAACGCCGCGGCGCATCAGGCCGGCGCGTTCGGTGACGCGCGCCACGGCATTGCCGACGCCCAGATCGAGGAAAAGGGCATTCAGGCCATGGGCGACGCCGCGGCAGAGGCCTATGCCAGCGCCTACGACAATGCCCAGGCGCTGCGGCAGTTCGATATCCGGAACCTCTTTGACACGCAGTCCATGAACGCCCAGCAGCAGCAGCAACTCATGGAGTACATCGACGCGCTCTACCGCTCGGGCTCGAACCAGCAGTCTCTCGCGCAGCAGTCCATGCGGCTGGGTTACGAAGACTTCCTGCGCCAGCTCAACTATCCCGTCGAGCAGTTCAATCTGCTCGTCTCAGGGCTCAACCAGTCGCCCTACAACACGACCACGACGTCCACGAACACGACCAACACGCCAGGCCCGTCCACGGCCGGACAGATCCTAGGCACCATCGGCAATCTCGCCAGCCTGTTCCTCTAGGAGGTTTTCATGCCCGCAGTATCCGGCAAGGCCACCAGCACCACCAGCACCACTCCCAAGTCCTCCACAACCCAAGCCACCAACAACGTCACGGGCTCCACAGGCAATCAGGGGTCCACTTCCAGCGGTGGTGCTCCCGCTGGCGGAGCCCCAAAGAGCGGCGCCGGCACCGGATCGGTTGCCTCATCCAAGGGCCCAGGCGCATCGCAGGCGGCGGCCAAGGCGAGCGCGGCAGGCGCCCCAAAATCGTCCGCTCCCGGCACTGGCGCGACCGGCAAACAGGGCTCGCCCACCGGCAGCGGCGTCATCGGCTCCAAAGGCGGCGGCGCGTCGACACAGCAGCCCGGCGCGGGCGGCCTCATGCGCGGCGGCGGCCCCGTCAGCCCAATGACGAACGACTACAGCAAGGCCGTCAACCAGCTGAACCGGCCTACCGCTGGCGGCAATGTCCCACCGGCCACGCCGAAGACCGGCGTCGGGCAGGGCTTCATCAACAAGTATTCATCCCCTATTGGGCCGCAGAAGCCCGCCGCGCCGCAGGCGCCGACCGCAGGACGTAGCGCCGTCGTGCCGACCGCCCCGCCTCAGAAGCCCGGCATTCTTGGCAACAAGTACGCTTCCCCCATCGGGCCGCAGAAGCCCGTCACGCCCGGCTCGCCCCTTGTCAATCCAAACATGCCGGATTCGGTGAAGAAGGCGCTGGCGGAAAGGGGCTTCAACCCCGACGGCACGCGCATGGACAAGGGCATCGTCGCCGACAAGTACCGCTATCCGATCGGGCCGACGTTCCTCTCGGACGAAGGCAACATCCCGTGGAACAAGACGCCTCAGAAGCAAGTGAGCGTCACGCCCGGCCCCATGACGCCGTCGATGCCGCAGACCCCGAAGGTCGTTCGCCCCGGCCAACTCACCGACGAGGGATCGCTCCCGGATCTACCGGGCATTCAGCGGGTGCTTTCCGGCCTCGTGGACAGCATCTTGGGGCCTCCGAGCGTGCCCGCGCCCATGCAGATGAGGCCGGGCTTCCAGTTCGGCAATCCGCAGGCGGACATTCCCGGCCTGACGTACCAAGGCGACCAGCCTTCCGGCCCCCTCATGGGCATGCAGCCGACGGCTCCCAACCTTGCGCAGGCGATTTCCGGCGAGGTGCCTACCTTTACCGGCCCGCGCGCGGGCACAGCTCCGCCGGCCAACATGCCGAACGTGCTTGCCACCGATCCCGTCCGGATGGCGCAGCTCGCCAATCTTGTGCAGAAGGCACAGACGGGCCAGTTGCTGGGCTCCTATGCGCCAGCACAGGCCCCGGCGAAGCAGTTCACGGACCGCGTGCCGCAGGCTTCCGGCCTGCCGCCTGCTACGGGAGAAGAGCGCATCGGCGCGGCCCCCGCTGGCAGCTACAGCTTCCCGACCTTCAACATGACCGACAACATGCTTGATCGCGCCTTGTCAGAGGTTCAGCAGAACGGTTTCCTCAACCCGGCTCCGGATACACCATCACGCGCGCCCGCCGCGCCTGGTCCGGTAACGGGCATCACCTACCAAGGCCGCGGCGTGGGCGATGCGCCAACCGGTGCTGACATCGCGGGCGTGGGGAATGAGGCCACCGCCCCCGCCAGTATGCAGAAAAGCTACACCGTCCAGCGCGGCGACACCCTGTCCAAGATCGCCAGCAAGAACGGAACGACGGTCAAGGCCATCGCCAAAGCGAACGGCATTAAGAACCCGAACGCCATCAAGCCGGGCCAAAAACTCAGCATTCCGACGAACGCAAGCGTCCAGCCCATGGGCGGCACCGCGTTCAGCGACCCGAGTATGGTCAATCAGCGGCTGGGGCTCGTGTCGTTCAGCGCCTTGGCTGACGAAAACGCAGAGATCCCCGGCATGCTGGGGACCAGCATCGGTTCGCCCAGCCTCGATCAGTACGGCAACGTCGGCGGCGAAGTCGTCGGCACGCTGGGCAATCGCGGCATTCGCCAGAATGCAGCCATCGCGCCCGCTTCCCCCCAGGCGTCGACTTCGCCCTCGCAACAGGGCGACATGGAAGCCCCCTCGCAGCAGTACGACGGCGGCCCCGACGAGAATCCGTCTCAGGACGCCAGCGCGCCGGAAGGCGTGCGCCAGCACTACAACCGCTACAAGTACGAAAAGGAACGGCTCAAGGGTGAGCTGAAGGACGGCGTCATGAGCACGCCGGGCCGGGTGGCGCAGGCCATCCGCGACGGCGATTTCCGGAATTACAACGGCGCGGGCAACTTCCCCGCCGATCGCAGCAATTTCGGAATTCTGCCACAGGGCCAGCCTTATGCCGGTGCGCCGCAGTCGTCGGGCGGTTCTTCCTCCTACAACGATCTCGTGGCCAGGCTGATTGCCGCGCTCGAGCAGCAGGGCATTCTGCCCGGCGGTACTCCGAGCCAGTCGGATCTTGTGTTGAGAACTTTTGTCTGAGGTGAGCGATGGCCGGCATTGATGACCTGATTTCGACATTCATCGGGCAGACCCAGCAGGGGCTCAACGCGCCTCCTGCACCGTGGCAGCAGGAATTGCTTGAGACGGTGAACCCCGAGAAGGTAAGGCGGCAGAACATCGCCCGCGCGCTGGCGCAGGCCTCGACCGCGATGGCGACCACGCCGGGCAACTTCCTTGCGGGCGTCTCGAGTGCCGCTGCGACGGGTGCTGACGCCTACCTCACCGCCAAGGATCAGGCGGAAGACCAGCGCATGAAGGTGCAGCAGCTCGTCCAGATGGCCCAGCAGAAGGACCAGGACCGGCGCCTATCGCTCCTCATGGACGCCATTGGCGTGCAGCGGAACCAGATCCAGGACAAGCGGCAGGCCGAGAGCCACACCGTCGGCCTTGAGCGCGACAAAGCCTATACCGACTATTACAAGCGGCGCGGCGTCGATGAGGAGGGAGGATCAATCCTCAACGCCAATCAGCGCCGTGTTGCCAAGCAGAGCATTCTTTCCGGGCTCGATCGCACCGAAAAAGCTCTTCGCAACCCGCAGGGCAATCAGCCGTGGCTCGACGAGGACCAGATCCAGCAGCGCCTCGCCGAGGAGCAGGATCGCCTTGAGCGGATCTACGGCGTGCGCCTCATGGATGAAGAGCCATCGAACGCTGTGCAAAATCCCTCGCCCCAAGTTGTCCAGCCGAGGAAGACGGACCAGGTTGTCCAGAAGGGCGGCGCGACGGGAAAGAAACCGGCGCCCGCTGAAATCCTCCGTCAGGCACAAGACGCAATTGCCAAGGGTGCCGACCCTGCCGCAGTGCACCAACGCCTGATCGACAACGGCTACGACGCATCAGGAATCTAGCGCATGACGATGTTCGACGACCTGATCCCGAAGGGCAACAGCGCTTCGGGTGGAGGAGGCATGTTCGACGACCTGATCCCGCAGGCGCAGGAGCCCGGCTTCGGTGACTATGCGTCGGAATTCGGCAGGGCCACCGTGCGTGGCGTTGGCGGCACGACCGCAGCCATGGGCCGTGGCGCAAGCATTCTGACCTCCGACACCGCCGCTGAAATCGCCCGCGTCGAGGACGGTCTTGCCCGTCTCAATCAGATGTCGCCGGAAGAGGCGACGGCATTCGTCCGCTCTCTCCCGCAGAAACTCTCTCCCGCCGTGGCCTTCAACTATGGCGCGGCGGCACGTCTTCTGTGGAAGGGCGACAAGCAGGGCGCGCAGTCCTACCTCGACACCGCCCGTAAATACACCGACACCACGCCGGTCAAACAGCAGGAACTGTTCAAGGGCGCCAAGCAGCTCGAGGAGGCGACCAATCGGGCCTTCCCGCAGGACCCCCGGTTCAAGGGTTCAGTCACGTCCGACGTCGGCCAGGCGCTGGGCAGCACGGCGGCATTCCTGCCTATCGGCATCCTCACGGGCGGAACCGGCGTTGCCTGGACCGGTGCGGCCGCAGGCGCCGATCAGACCTATCAGGAAGCCCAGCAGGATCTGGGCCGTATGCAGCGCGACCGGCTCAACACCGGCACAGAAGCCTATGGCGACGAGGCCGAGCTCAAGGCGTTGCAGGCTGGCCGTCTGGGCGCTCTGCCCGGCGCGTCCGAAGTCGTGCCGATCGAATCATTTCTCGACCAGATGCCGAAGTTTATCCCCGGTCTGCGCACCGTGGCCAACACGCCGGCATGGGGCCGCTTTGCCAAGGCCTTTGGCCGGATCGGGACACAAGTCGCCGCGGAAGGCGGGCAGGAAGCTTTCCAGACATGGGCGTCGAACGTCATCAACAGGATCACCGTCGACCCGTCTCAGGAAGTCACCGAGGACGTGCTCTACAACGCGCTCATCGGCGGCGCTGTCGGCGGCGGCATGCAAGTCGGCATGGAAGGTTACGACGCCGCGTTCGGCAAGCCCGCCCCCGCGCCCCCGCCGCCGGGCCCGCAACCCGGCACGGCACGGCAGGAACCGCGCCTCTTCGATGACCTGATCCCGCCGTCGAGCGCGCCGGGCGCACCTCCGCCCGGACCGGCTGCACCGCCAACCGCCCCCGCCGCCCCCTATGTCGACGACGCCGCGTGGCTCCTGGGCGCTGGCTGGTCGCCCGAACAGATCGACGACATGAACCCCGAGGAGCGCGCCGCAGCCGCCGAGGAAGCCCGCGCGCAGGGCGTGGAGCCCGTCGACATGATGGCCGGTGCTCCGGAGCCCGGAACCGCCCCAATGGCTCCACGGGGCACGCGCAGGGCACGGCAGCCCATCCAGACCCCGGAAGACCTCGAGGCGGTGCGCCCGGTCGTCAATACGGAGCCGTCGGAAGCGCAAAAGGCGGCAAACAACTACCAGAAAGCGCATGTTCGGATAGCAGGCCTCAACGTCTCGATCGAGACCCCTCGTGGCTCCGTTCGCCGCGGCAAGGACCCGGATACCGGCAAGGATTGGGAATCGCCGAAGCTCCGGGCGGATTACGGATACATCCGCGGCAGCACCGGCAAGGACGGCGACCAGGTGGACGTCTACATCGGCCCAAACCCGCAGGCGCAGACCGTCTATGTCATCGACCAGATGGACCTCAAGACGGGCCGTTTCGATGAACATAAAGCGGTACTTGCCGCCAATTCCTTGGGTGAGGCCGTTGACCTGTATGTCAACAGCTTCGACAACCCGACGCTCGACCGCATCGGCGACGTCACCGAAATGTCGGTCGACGAATTCCGCCAGTGGGTGAAGGACGGCAAGGCAACCAAGCGCCCGGCGGCCAAGGCCGGGATCGGCACGGTGACGCCGAATACCCCGGAACCCGTCACAAGCGTCACTCCTCCCCGCCAGCGCCCGCCGCGCAGCGCGCCTGTCCCCTCCACGACGCAGAATTACACCATTGACAATCCGCTGGGTTATGACGGCCCTGTCGACGTCCAGTTGACCATCCGCGAGGACGGAAACGCCTTCATCAAGACCCCTGACGGCGAAATCCTCGACGTCGGCGGTATGGTCAAGGCGGGCTTTTCTCCCGAGAGGATCGTGGCCCAGACGATGGGCGACCATCCGGATGGTGCCGAGCCCGACCTGTCCAAGGTGCGCCCGGCCGTCAATGACCGGAATACTCCCGAGAGTATTTCGGACATTCCGGCAGAAACCGTACAAAACGTACAAAACCCGCCCGACGAGTTCGACGCGGCCTTTGCCGAGGGCATGGGGCAGTATTTCGGCGCCACCCCCGAAGGGGTCTATCGGAATCCCGATACACCCCCCGACACCTCCGCCGCCGATCGCGCGTTCGACGACTTCATCAACACCAAGAAGCCCCTCACCCCCGAGGCCTTCGCCAAGCATGCCGGCATCGACGTCAAGGAGGCCGGGCAGGCGCTGCAGCGCGCCTATGGCAAGGGCCGGATCATCCAGGACCGGAACGGCAACCTCCGCCGCAAGCGCACGTTCGAGGGACCCTTCGACGTCCTGACGTGGGTTGCCAGCATCGGCGGCGTCAGGGACGACGGCGGCGAGCTCCGCGGCATGGACCTTGGCAAGGTCATGACGACGCTTGGCCCCGTCCTCCGCAACCGCACCGGCATGTCCCTCGACGATCTCCGCGTCCGCATGCTCGAGGAGGGCATCCTGCAAGATCGCGGCTGGAACACCGATCAGCCGCAGGAGACGACCACGGCCGACGTGATCGAGGTCCTTCGCAACGCCATCGGCCAGAAGGTCTATGCCCCGCAGGATCAGGCCGCGGCCGACGCCCGCGAGACGGCCCGGCGCAACGAGAACATGCCGGAAGACTGGCAAGATCTGCACCCGGTCGAGCAGCGCTACGGCCCCGAGGTGTGGAGCGCCATTCAGGGCTTTTTTACCGAGAGCGGCACCACCGAGGAACTGTGGAGCCAGCAGGAGGTGGATGACGCCGCCGAACTTGTGGCCGCCGGCATGGACGCCGATTCCGCGTTCGAGCGCGCGGCGATCATGAACGTCGAGCGCGAGCCCGACGAGATCATCATCGACCCCGCCATGGAGGCGGCCTTCCGCAAGAACAATCCCAATGTTATGGTGACCTTCGACGTGCCGCCGTTCCCCGACGTGGAGACTGAAGCCAATGCAGTTCAGCAGCAAGGATCACCAGAAGAGGGCGATGGCGTTCGGACGGCTGGCGCGGATGGCGACGCTTCCGGAGACGAAGGACAGGCTGCAGAAGAGCCAACAGAAGTTCGAGGCGCTGGCGAGGCAGGCACAGAAGCAGGAAGCGAAGAGTTCGCAGACGAAGGCGTAGAGGATCAGGGGCCATTTGGCCCCGTTTTTTATGGCTACGAAGGCCGCTGGCAGGAAGCCGCTCTCAAGCTGGAAGAGGCGCAGACCGGCAAGGCCCCCGGCGCGCTGTCTCACCCCGCTGTTGGCCCTATTGCTCTCGTATGGGGCGAAGAGGGCAGCAGCCGCAGCGATGGTTATGGCCTTGCCAAGATTATCGCATGGCACCCGGAGGTGCTGGGGGATTTGCAGGGCGCCATAGACCGCATGGAGGTCACGTCTCGCAGCGAAAACCGCATCCAGCTTGCGAGCAAGGAAGACAAGGCGGCGGTCCGGCTGGATTGGGACGGCCAACAGAATGTCTGGCTCATCAGCGCCTTCAAGAAAAATGCGCCGCGTCGCACAGAGAAGTTTACAGGCAGTCTCAGTGACTTGTTGGCGGGACTGGCTCAACCCGACCGGCGCGGCGATGAAGATATAGGACAAGACGACGCCGCTGACAACGGTGCTACCCCTACCACCGAGCAGGGCGCCGACAACAAGCCGCAGACCGTCCTCCCCGGCGCCGAGCAGGCGAGCCCGGACCAGGTCAAGGGCGCGAAGCTCTCCGACGCCGCGCAGAAGGAGATCGAGATCCGCAAGCGCCAGTCCAAGCTGCGCAAGGGCGGCCAGAAGGGCGTTGACGAGCAGGCGGGCGGCCTGTTCGAGGAGAAGCCGCAGGGCCTCTTCGACGCGCCGCAGGAGCAGGCACCGACGGATGAGTTCGACGCCGCGTTCAAGGAGGGCATGGTGCAGCAGTTCGGGGAGGAGGAGTCTGCGGCCGCGCCTACCGCATCATGGGCCGAAGCTCTCGACCCCCTGCAGCAAAACAAGGTCAATAGCCCGGCGACCGGGCTCAAATACGGCCTCATGCAGGAAATCACGTTGGGCCAGCCCGGCGCCGACGGCGTCGTCGCACAGGTTTACGAGCCCAATCGGGACGGATGGTACAGCCGTATTGGCCCTGTTGACGGTTTCCGCACCCGCGAAGAGGCCGTTGCCGCCATCTTGGAGCACGACGCCAAGCAGAAACCCGTAAAGGCCAAGCCCAGCAGGGCCCCCAAATCCGCCGGCAAGGCCGCCGCTTCCGCCGTCAAGAACACGGCCATGGGCCTCGACGAGGTATTCAACGGCCTCTCCGCCCTATTCGGCGACAAGGACAAGCTGTCGTCGGGCTTCACCTTCGACGAGGATCGTTACCGCCAGGCGCTGCCGTTCTTCAAGGCGGGCGTGGCCCACTTCAAGGAGGCGGGCCGGAACGTTAGGGAAATGGTTCTCGCCCTGATCGGCCACCTCGCCAAGGCGGGCATGACCGCGCCCCAGATCGAGAGCATGAAGCCCTATTTGCGGCGGTTCACGGAAGATGTAATATCAGGCAAGGAAAGTCTCAGCGATGGACCAGCAGACGAGAACACTGGCGATTTGGGCCAAGACGGAATCGGCCCGGATAGCGGAGGATTGGCCCCCGGGGAACCGGGCGGAGCGGGAGCTGATCCAGCATTGGAGAACAGCGCGCCCGAAGATGGTAAGCCGCCTGCAGGAAACCGGCGCCCTCGCGCCCCTCGCTCACGTCCTTCATCACAAGATGATCGAGGCCCTGCATCGGAACCGGGCAGCGGGAATGCCCCCGACGGACGCCCGGGAGGAAGCGGAAAAGGACTGGCTTCTGAGGGAACCGGAGACGGAGGACCAGGAGCAGAACCAGAGCCCCTCGCCACTCGCCCGAATTATTTCATCAATGACCCCGAGCAACTGATCGGCGGCACGCCGAAGGTTCGCTTCGCCAAGAACCGCAAGGCCATCGAAGCCTTCCGCGCGATTTCCGAAGAAGGCCGCGAGCCCACCCAGGAAGACCTCGACGCCATGGCGTCCTATATCGGCTGGGGCTCTTTCGGCCAGGAGTTGTTCCAAGGCTCATGGGCCCGGCCCATGCCCAAGGACGGCTGGGAGAAGGAAGACGCATGGCTCCGTGATCATCTTGGACAAGATGAATGGGAGAGCGCGCAACGCTCGATCATCAACGCTCACTACACCGATCCCCCGACCGTCACGGCCATGTGGGACATGGTGCGCGCCATGGGCTTCACGGGCGGTCGTATCCTCGAGCCGTCCATGGGCATCGGCAATTTCTTCGGCCTCATGCCGCGCGAGATCATGCAGAAGTCGGACCTGACGGGCATCGAGATCGACCGGCTGACCGGCGGCATGGCAAAGCTGCTCTATCCGCAGGCGAACATCCAGATCAAAGGCTATCAGGATTCCAAGACCCCGGACGGCTTCTATGATCTTGTCATCGGCAACTGGCCTTTTGCCGCGGATGGCCCGTCGGATCGCCGCTACGACAAGCTCTCCCCGACGCTGCATGATTACTTCTTCATCAAGGCTCTCGACCAGGTGCGCGTCGGCGGCCTTGTCGTCGGCATCACGTCGTCGGGCTCCATGGACAAGGTTGGCCGCAGCGCCCGCGCCGCCATGGAAGAACGCGCGGATCTGGTGGCCTCCTTCCGCCTGCCGTCCGGAGCCTTCGAGAAATACGCTGGCACGTCCGTCGTCACTGACATCATCATCCTGAAAAAGCGTGACCCCAAGGCCGCCCGCGCTTCAGACGCCAAGTGGATGGACACCGTCGAGGTGAACGTCGACGGCGGCACGATCAAGACCAACCAATACTGGCTCGAGCGCCCGGCCAATGTGCTGGGCCGCATGGGATACGGCCACGGCACCACGCGCGGCCGCCCCGGCATGATTGTAGAGCGCCAGGCCAACTTCCCGGAACAGCTTGCCAGCCTGCCGCAGCGCGTTCCAAAGGACGCCTATCAGCCGATCACGCGCGGCAAGGAGCCCCGTTTCGTCACCAACAACACGAAGGACCGTCACGGCTCGATTGTCGAGGACAACGGCCAGTTCTACGTCGTGCAGGGCGAGCGCATGGCGCGTCTCGAGGACATGGTGTCGGCCTTCAATGTGAAGGACAAGGCCAAGGCCGCTACCCGCCGGGATCAGGTGTCCCGCCTCATCCGCCTCCGCAAGGCTTACGGCGCCCTGATCGACGCCGAGCGCGATAGCGCGCCGAACGTCGAGGATCTGCGCGCGCGCCTCAAGAAGGAATACGACGCGTTCCGCAAGGCGCACGGCAAGGTCGCCGACAGCGACGGCCTCTTGATCTTTGACCGCATCCAAGATCCGTTCACACCGGCTCTCATCGCGCTCGAGACGCCCGACGGAAAGCCTTCCAAGATCCTCACGGAGAGCACCACCCGTCAGCGCCCAAAGCTTGCCAAGCCGTCGATCACAGAGGCGTTCGTGCTTGCGCGCAACGAGGCAATGAGCCTCAATATCGACCGCATTGCAGAGCTCTCAGGCAAACCGGCTGCCGAAGTCACCCAGGAGCTGCTATCCACAAAGGCAATCTACCGCACGCCCGGCGGCGGGTTCGAGGTCGCCGACATCTTCCTTTCCGGCAACGTGCGCCGCAAGCTGCGCGAATTGCAGGAAGCGAAGGAGCGCGGCGAAGACGTCGACGGCTCCATCGAGGCCGCGCAGGCGGTCATTCCGAAAAACGTGCCGTACTTCCAGATCGAGTCCAAGCTGGGCGCGACATGGGTCCCCAATACCCACTATTCGCAGTTCGTGGCCGATCTTCTGGGCGTTGGATCGCAGGGCGCGGACTCCATCGACATCCAGTTCCGCGCCGGCTCGTGGACGGTTCGCTTCCGCGACAACAGTTTCAACGGGCGCCCCGAGGCCACGATGACGTGGGGGCATGGGCAGTACCCGTTCAACAAGCTCGTCCGGTCTGCGATGAACAACCAGACCATCACCATACGGACCAAGGACTCGGACGGCAACCTCGTCGTCGACGCGGGCGCCACGCAAGAGGCCAACAACAAGGCGGCGCGCATCCGCGAGGAATTCACCGCCTGGGCATGGCGCGATGCCGATCGCAAGGTGTTCCTCGAGCGCCAGTACAACGAGATCATGAACGCCATTGCCACCCCGCGCTATGATGGCTCGTTCCTCGATTTCTCCGGTATGGCTCTCAGCCGCGGCAATGACCCGTTCTCGCTCCGCAGCCACCAGGTCAACGCTATCTGGCGCGGAATCGCCAACAAGCGCGGCCTTTATGCCCACGAGGTTGGCACCGGCAAAACCTACACCATGGGCGGCGTCGCGGTTGAAAGCCGCCGCTATGGCATCGCGCGCAAGCCGCTACTCATCGCTCACAATGCCAACTCCGCCACCGTGGCGCAGGAAATCCAAGAAATGTACCCGGGCGCGTCCGTGCTCTACATTTCGACGCTGAACAAGGAAGACGTCCAGACCACGATGCACCGCATCGCCAACGAGGATTGGGACGTCATCGTCATTCCTCACAGCCTCATCGACCGCATGGCGCTCTCCGAGAAGACGCTGATGGAGATCGCGGCAGAAGACATCCGCGCGCTCGAGGAAGAAGCGATCGCGGCGGCCAGTGAAGACAACGTCGAGCTCGACATCCAAGACATGGATGACGAGGACAAGATGAAGAAGGTCCGCTCGACGACGGCGAAGCAGCTTGTCCACGCCAGAAACCGGATCATCAAGACCATCAAGGACATGGCAAACCGCGCCTCCAAGGAGGGGGCCGTGTTCTTCGAGGATATGGGAATTGACCAGATCATCGTCGACGAGGTGCATGAGTTTAAGAAGCCGCCCATTGCCACGAAAATGCGGATGAAGGGGCTCAATGTCCAAAGCTCCAACCGCTCCATCGCGCTGCGTTTCCTCACCGACTATGTGAAGCGCCTCAACGGCGGCAACGGTGTCCACATTTTCACCGGGACGCCGATCACCAATACCCTCACCGAAATCTACAGCATGATGCGCTATGTCATGGACAAGGACATGGAGCAGGACGGGGTGAAGGATTGGGATTCGTGGTTCAACACCTTCGCCGATGCCTCGACCGACGTCGAACTGAGCGCCACGGCTGACTATGAGCCGGTCACGCGCCTTGCGGCATTCGTAAACGTTGCGGAATTGCGCCGCATGGCGGGCTCGGTGATGGACATCGTGTTCGCCAAGGACATGCCAGAGTTCAAGCCGCGCCGCACGCCCGACGGCAAGACCATGGACTCGAAGGATCTGACGGACGCCGATCGGCATATCCTTCTGAACGGGCGAACGGAGAAGCCGCAAGGCCGCCCCTACAAGAAAGTCATCACGGATACCGGCCCCCTGGGCGCGCAACAGAAGGTCATCCTTGATCGGCTTGTAGAACTGGCGCGGGAGTTCAAAAACGCAGGAGGGAAGCAGCGCCGCGACTGGCTGATGCAAGGCGACGAGCGCGTGCCAATCCGCGTCGAGACGTCGGCGGCCAACGCCGGTCTGGACCCGCGCCTCTACGATATGCAAGCGGCGGACGAGCCGACGTCGAAGGTCAACCGCGCCGTCAAGAACATCCTCGCGCACTACCGGGACAGCGACGTTGCCACCCAGGTGATCTTCATGGAGCGCGGCTTCTCCGACTCCTCGACGAAAACAGTAACCACAAAGGCCAGTTTCGGCGAGCAAGGAACCACAACAAAAAGCAAAGTAAAGGTCGCCCGCTTCAACCTCGTCAACGACATCATCGAGAAGTTGGTTGCGGCGGGCGTCCCGCGCAAGGAAATCGCCGTTGTCGATGGCTCGACCAGCAAGGAAAAACGCGGCGAGATCGCGGCCAAAATGAACCGCTCTGAAATCCGCGTCGTGATCGGCAACACCAAAACGCTGGGTGTCGGCGTCAACATGCAAGTGAACTTGCGCGCCATGCACCACCTCGACGCGCCTTGGACGCCGGGCGAGCTCGAGCAGCGCAACGGCCGCGGCTGGCGCCAGGGCAACAAGTGGAACACCGTCCTCGAATACCGGTACATCACCGAGAGGCTAGACGGGCGCCGCTGGCAAGTTCTGGCGGTCAAGGATCGGTTCATCAAGGCTTTTATGCAGGCCGACGAGAACACCCGCATTATCGACGGCGATGCCGTTTCCGCGGAGGAGTCGGAGAGCGCGGACGATCTTGCCCGCACCCTTTCCGAGGCCGCCGGCGATCCGCGCATCCTGCTCTTGAACAAGCTGCAAAACGACCTGAACAAGCTCGAAAACCGCGAACGCCTACACACCTATGGCATTGCCAACGCCAAGGACAAGATCAAACAGTTGCGCCGCGAAATCGAGTTCAACAAGGAGCGCGCGGTCGTTCTTGCCGACGATGCCGCGCACTACGAGAAGAACAGCGAGGGCGAATTCAGCGCGGAGATTGACGGAAAGACCTATGACAAGCGCTCCGAGGCAAGCGAGAAGCTAGAGGCCGTCGCCCTGACGGTGCCGGTTGGCACCCGCCATCAGCAGATTGGTAAGTATCGCGGTTTCCGCATCATGATTACCCGCGCCACGGAAATCATGGGCGCCAGCGTCTGGGTCGAGAGCAAGGGCGAGTACGGCGTCAAGCCGTCCTTCGCCTCGATAGACGCGACCCTGCGCGGGCTCAAGGAGAGGGCCGAGAAGCTCGCCAATAGCGCCGACGTCGAGGAGTCGATCCAGCGTCTCGAGGACATGACCAAGATGCCGTTTGCCCAGCAAGCGGCCTTGGAGAAGAAGGCGCAGGCACTCGCGGATCTGCGCCAGGACCTCGAGCTCAACCCTGTTCCGCCGCCGTCGTGGCTGCGGCACGGCGCTCCGGTCGACACCCTCATCTATGTCGACGGCAAGCCGCGCGCCGTCACCGGCCACAAGTGGAACAAGGACGGCTATTTCGTCCTCACCGAGGAGGGCATGGTCCCCTATCGTGAGGCCAAGACCGATAGTGGGGATTTTGTCTACGACGAGCACGAATTCACTGTGCCGGTCGACAAGACTGCCGCCTATTCCGAGCTTTCGGAGAAGGCCGTTAGAGACGGGTTCACGGTAAAGGAACTGAACGGCGAGTGGCATGTGATCGCGCCGGGGCAATACTCCGCCGCGAAGGGACCGACGAAGGCACAAGCCATCATGGCCTTCAACATGGACCCCAACTACGCGTACCTCAAGAATGAGCAGCGCCGCCAGGCCAACCTGTCCTCCTCCACCAAGAAGCCCGTCTTCTACTCCGCGCTTCTCCGCGCCGTGGAGGGCATCCCGGCGCAGCGCCTGAACCCCTATCGGTTCATCATCAGCGACAAGCAGAAAGCCGCCGTCGTCGCCGAGGTCCGCGCCATCACCCAGCGCATCCTTGGGCGGCATATCCGAGC